GTCTTTTTATCACGGTGGCAAGTTCCACGGGGTAAATGTTTAAACACGCAATTCACCTAATCAACTGAAAATCAGCACAAAATGCCAGGCCCACCACGCAAACCGCAAGCCATGAAGAAGGCTGCGGGCACATACCGAGAAGACCGACACGGCGGAGGCTTAGACCTTCCCGCTCAGAAACCAAAGACACCCGAGCATCTGACCGACATCAGCCGTCAGACATTTGACCGCCTTGCCACACGACTTGAGAAGCTCGGCGTGGTCAGCGATCTTGACGAGATGTCCTTGGAGATGTTGGCAGAGGCGTGGGAAGACTACAAGGCCGCGCGCTCCATCATCAAGAAACTCGGCCCGACATACGAAAGCGAGACCGCCACAGGCACCATCCGCCGACCCAATCCAGAGGTGGCCATCATGCAAGAGGCTTGGAACCGCGTCTTCAAACTTGTCCAACACTTCGGACTCACTCCAAGCAGCCGAGCACGAGTTGGCAAGAGCGAAGAGATTGAGGACATTGATGACCTACTAGCATGAACTCTGACCGCGTCATCAAATTCATTGAGACCTTCTGCACCCATGTCAAAGGTGAGTGGGCACGCAAGCCATTCATCCTTGACGATTGGCAGAAGACCGACATCATTGATCCACTATACGGCACCCTCAATGACTTTGGTCTGAGGCAGTATCGCACCGCCTATATTCAAATCCCTCGCAAGAACGGCAAGAGCAACCTTATCGCGGCACTTGGCTTGTACCATCTATTCGCAGACAAAGAGCCTGGAGCCGAGGTAATCGTTGCGGCAGGCGATAGGTCTCAAGCGGGAATCATCCACGAGATACAGAAGCAGATGGTGATGAACTCACCCATCTTGTCAAAGAAGTGCAAGGTCTACCGCAACAGCATAGTGCTCAACGATGACTCTTCCTTCATTCAAGCCATCAGCGCGGATGCAAACACGAAGCACGGCTACTCCATCTCTTGCTGCTTGTTCGATGAGGTACACACTCAGCCAAACCGAGAGCTCTGGGATGTTCTAACCACCGCGACAGGCGCACGCCGCCAACCACTCACCCTTGCCATCACAACGGCAGGGCACGACAAGCAGAGCATCTGCTATGAGCTCTACGACTATGCTCGAAAGGTCAAGGAAGGCATCATCGATGACGCGAGTTTCTTGCCTGTGCTATATGAGACCGAAGACGGTGATGACATCCACAATGAGCAGACTTGGCGCAAGGTGAATCCAGGGCTCGGCACATCGCTGAAGTTGGAGTACATCCAACAGCAAAGCGAGAAGGCCAAGCAGCTCATCACCTACGAGAACACCTTCAGACGCTTGCACCTCAACCAATGGACGAGCTCAGAGGAGAAGTGGGTCAGCGATGAGGACTTCATGAGCGGATGCACCGACTTCAACCCAGAGGACTTTCATGGCATGGAAGCGTGGGGAGGTCTTGACCTCGCAGCCACCGAGGACATCACAGCCTTCGTGCTCATCATCCCAGATGGCGATGGCTTCAAGGTAATCCTCAAGGCGTGGGTCACAGAGGCGGCAGTCATTCGCCGAAGAGGTCGCACAGGTGCCGACTACGATGCCTTTGTTCGCAAGGGGTTGCTCACGGTGACAGACGGCAACTCAACTGACTACCGCATCCTAAGACGCGACATTCTAGAGATGTGCGAGGAGTACAATGTCAAGGGCATTGCTTTTGACCGATGGAACTCAAGCACGCTGATCCCCGACCTTGTGGACGATGGCCTCGAGTGCTATCCGTTTGGACAAGGCTTTGCCTCGATGAGTGCGCCTGTGAAGAATCTTGAGATTCTCATCCGAAGCGGCAACCTAGACCACGGAGGCAATGAACTCCTCAGATGGATGTGTAGCAACATCCAAATCAAGAAAGACCCAGCGGAGAACTTGAAGTTCGACAAAGCCAAGAGCTCCGACAAGATTGACGGCATGGTGGCTCTTGCGATGGCAATGGGTCAGTACATGATTGACCGAGCCGATGACAAAGATGACAGCACTATCTACGGCGAACGAGACATTCTAATCCTTTAAACTCATGACATACTTCCAAACATCCACAAGCCCAATCAAAAAGGCCACAGAGACAAATGAACTCCTTGAGAACGAACTGCAACGCCTGCGCGATTTATTCGTGGAAAAGAACGAGCAGTACAATGACTCGCTTCAGCATCCCATCAGCACCTTCCATCAAGGCGATGTTGTCAGCGGCATCTGCGCTCGCTTAGATGACAAGTTGGGTCGCATACGCCAAGCGGGAATCACCGAGGACACCATTGACACGATTGATGACATTGTAGGCTATCTCGTGCACTTGCGCATTGCATTGCGAAAGCAAGGTCTGAAATGAAAAAACCCCGCCGAAGCGGGGTCTTGTTTATTCGTCTATTAAACTGATGCGGTGATAGTTCTTTCGATATTTGTTGCCGTTCTGTTGTAGCCCCTTTTTGATGTTCCGTTACGCATTGAAAAACGCTCAACGAAGAACACATCGCCATCCATTAACTCAAGGAACCAATACCAGACATAGTTGTTTTTCCATTCGATGCCGATATATTTTTCGCCGTCTTCACCAGCATTTACTTGGATATTCATTCCTTTAGTGGTGGCGTAGGTGATGATGTCATTTGCTTTCATGGTCGTGTTGTTTTTTGTTTTTTGGTATACCTAAATATACAAACTTTTTGACAATCACCAAAAAATGTCAAAATCTATTTTAGTCAAATCTTCTCACTTTTTGGTATTTTTGCTATGGACTAAACTACTAGCATGGAGCAACGGCCTACCCTCCTGCAACGAATCTTTCGTGCATCCCCCGAGAACCCAAGCACAAGTCTGGCAAAACCAGCCTCTTGGCTGTACGACCTATTCTTCAAGTCCAAGACAGGAGAGCCTGTAAACGAGCGAAGTGCGATGGCATTCTCTGCCGTATTCGCAGCCACCCGCATCATCTCAGAAACCATTGCTTCCTTGCCTTTGGATGTCTACGAACGCCAGGGACAAGGCCGCATCCGTCTCACGGATCACCCACTCGCAAAACTTCTGAAGGAGCCAAACAACACACAGACTGACTTCGTGTGGAAGGAGTACATGCAGGCATGCATCACCCTTCACGGCAATGCCTATTGCCACATTGAGCGTGATGCCGCAGCTCGCCCCATCGCTTTGCACCCCATTCACCCGAACAAGGTGCAGGTCAAAGTCCACAACGATGAGAAGTTCTATGTTGTAGATGACAAGCACACATACGCAGACTACGAGATGCTTCACTTCCTTGGGCTTTCCTTGGATGGCATCACAGGCATCTCTGTGCTTGGAGCCGCTCGTGAGGCGATTGGCATCGGCCTTGCGGCTCAACAATTTGGCGCTGAGTTCTTTGGGAACGGCGCAAACCTTGGCGGCATCTTGACGCATCCTGGTCGCTTGACCGATGATGCAGCGAAACGCCTCAAGGATTCATGGGCACGCAGTCACTCTGGACTCAACAAGGCCCACTCTACTGCGGTGCTCGAGGAGGGAATGCGCTACGAGCGCGTTGGTATTCCACCGAACGAGGCGCAATTCATCGAGACTCGCAAGTTGCAAGTCACGGAGATTGCTCGCATCTTCCGCGTACCTCCCCACATGCTCGCCGATTTGGATGCAAGCTCTACTCGTGCTAATATCGAGGAGCAGGGCATTTCATTCGTGCGAGACACCATTCGCCCAATCGTCTCACGCTGGGAGGCCGAGCTTGACCGCAAGTTGCTCCGCGAAGATGAGAAGGGCACATTGTACACCCGATTCAACCTAGACAGCCTCTTGCGTGGAGACACCAAGAGTCGCTTCGAGTCCTATGCCACCGCCCGTCAATGGGGATGGCTTTCTGTCAATGACATCCGCGACCTTGAGAACCTCAACCCCATCGATGGCGGCGATGTATACTTGCAACCTCTGAACATGGTCAACGCAAGCATCGTTCCCAATGATGGACAAGTAGATGCCGACTAATGAGAAACGACTACCCACAAGCAGCAGTTGACAACGCCCAACGCGCCCTTGACTACAAGGAGGCGAATGGAAGCGATTGCGGAACAGAGACAGGCTGGTACAGAGCTCGTCAACTCGCAGAGCGCCAAGACATCTCAGATGAAATAATTCAACGCACATTCTCCTTCCTTTCACGCGCTAAGGTCTATGACCAAGGCGTTTTCGAGGATGAGGATGGTCGACAAATCTGTGGATCAATTATGTACGCGGCATGGGGTGGTGACGAGATGAAGGATTGGGCTGAAGAAACACTCAAGAAAGAGAACCCAATGGAAGAACGCCCATACCCGAACGAGCATGCCGCTCGTTTGGAAGACCCTAACAAATACGACTCATTCACCCGTGAGAACGATGCTTTTGGATTTGGTGTTGACGCTATCTATGGCATCAAGGATGGAGTGAGTGAGTTGCAAGCGATTCGCTTTGACAAATTGAAGTGGACGGTTCAAGATGCTTTGATGTGGCTCGATGAGAATGACTACGACCCCATCTTGTTCGAGCCTGCTATT